ATTATTTATATTTGATATTTCCTCTACAGTATCTAAAAGTATTATCAAATAATACAGATAGTTTATGAGAAAGAAATTCTCAATGGATGAACTGCAGCATCCTCTATTCCATATTTCAAACTATTAAAGTTGAAAAGTGGAACTACTTTTCTAATAATATTAAAAACTCCATTTATATCAGCATTTATAAATGATAAAAACAGATTATATTTGATAATATTCCTAATTTTATGGTCTATCATACAATTCACCAATTCTAATATTTTCAATTAATCCAGTTTTTTTATTTCTTATATTTATACAACTTCCAGAACCGACACAGCCAAATTCTTGGTTAAAACGCACAGGCCCAATATCTCTAATCATTTCTTCTTTCCAAGCATCATCACGGTCAGGATGTTCCAACCAACCAACTTTAACCGGATAAAAGTTATTACCTTTTTTCTCTGGCCCTCTAACAGCATCAGCCCAAAATTGGTAGAAATGATTCATGCCCACTGGAGTTGACACCATAATAATTTTAGATGTTTTACCAGATGATACTACAGGATATGTCGCTGTAATGAATTCTTCAGCAATATGTGGCTTTACTTTTGCAAACTCATCCATATAAAGAAGAGATATCGTTTCACCAGAAATAGAATCAGATGATGTTGTTGCTGCCTTGGCTGTCATTCCATTTTCTAATCTAATTGATGATTTATTCCATCCACCTTCTTTGATACCCTGCTGTAACCATGTTGGTAATAACTCATATGCCATTTTAACTCTTTGCATAATTTCTAATGCTGTTTTTTCTTTATTAGCAATTATTGCCACATTCTTATCTCTATTAAACAACATATAATGTAAGATGAAAACTGTTGAAATTGTTGTATTGTGTGATAATATACCATCTGTGAATAATGTGTGATTTTTAGAATTTATTGACATATCATACATATGTTCAGGTTCACAATCTAATTTCTTAACAGATATAACTTTCTCTATACCATTCTCAGTTATTAGCTCATCACCAATAATCAAGTCCTGTACATATATTTCATTATAATCTTTATCCATTACAATGTGCTTATCCGCACAATTTAACGTAAAAGATTTTGTCTTTAATTCCCATACGTCATATTTTACTGTTTTGTGAACTTGTCGTATGTCTTCCCACCCAGTGTCCGTCCATACTTCCCATTCGTCAATGTCATACGATTCAATGATTTTTCCCATTATTCTATTCCATTAAAAATTCAATACATTCTTGTATTATTTTCTGTCCTATTTATTTAGGCATTTTTATCATTATGTGTCTTTTTATAATTTTCTATAATAATATCAAAAAATTCTTTTATTGGTAACTCTTTGATTTCACCACTCTTTTTGTTCCTCAGTTTCACTAAAGTGCTTGACAGGAGGCACTTACCCTGTTGTCGTGGCATCATCATGATGATGTGTTTACGACCTTCCGGTGGATTAATAAATGCTTTTAGAATCTTCTTCTGAAAATCCCATAATGGGATTTTAATTTTACCTTTATCAATTGTTGTGATATAAAAATACTTTTCTGCAAAATAAATTATATCTTCTTCACATTTGAAATATTCATCGATTAATTCTTTTGTATATACAAGTTTTTCATTTTCTGCTCGTAAACTTTCATTACCTTGAAACATAAACCCCCTCACTAATTTACTAATAATATACCCATAACATATATAGAACCTCTTGATGTCTTACTCATAATTTGATACATTTCTTCTTTTACTTTTGTATCAACAATAGATTGTACCTTTTCCAATCCTAATTCTGTTTGAATTAAATCGCCTTCATTTAAAAAACTAATTGAAACTCTTCTACCAGTTTCATCAATAAATGCTTGATTATTACAACAGAATAAAACAAAATTTTCTGTTGTTAAATTTATTATATTCTGTTTATTTTTCATTTTTCTAATAATAATTAAATCAGACCAACCATATTCTGTCATTATTTCATAATTTTTTATGATATAAGAAATCTTTTTATCATTTAAAGAATCTTCTACAATCATATTATAAAAATCAAAAACTTCTATTATTAATATTATATCAGAATTTTTCTTTCTAATTGCTAAAATGTTTTTTGAGCTAATCATCAGTTAAATAATTTTGCCTTTTTATAAATATCATTTTTTATAAATAAAAATAATTCATTATCATCATAATCTTTAAATATATCAAATTTAGAACAATCTTCAACTCACAACCCATTATTTTTCCTCATCATCATTTGTTGGCAACATGTCTTCATCATCAATTTCAAAATCAGCTTCAATTTCATTAATCTCGCTTCGTTCTTTTGCTTTATCCAACATATCCAGTAACTGTCCACTTGTTAATTGAATTTTATCATTATTACCAATATCTTCTAATTTTTGTTTTCCTTTGTCGAGTTTAATTTTTGCCACAGATTCATGTAACTGTCTCAATTCTTTTAATTGAGCAGTAATTGAATTTGTCAATTGAGAATAAACCTCATACATCCTCGGTTGACTTCCAATTTGAATATCAGAATCCAATCTATCCAACACTGACTTACTTGACTGTATCAAGCATTTTATTTCATGAGAAACATAATCAGTATCTCTTACTGTTTTATCATCATCAGTATCAACTTTATCAGGTAATTGTACTGGTTCACGCACTGCAATAGCAGTAGTATTCTTATCGTCTTCAGGAATACTATCTGTAAAAATAGTATCCTCTTCAAATTCAGTATCAAATGCTTCATCTAATCCTTCAAATGCCGCACTAAGTTCTAACATAATTTCTCCTTACACAATTCCAAATCCACTTGTGTCATGATATGTTTGAAACCAATCGAATTCCTTACCTGTATCATAATAAGACGCACTAACACAATATGTTCCTGATGGTGGAATAGCACTAACTTCAATTGGTGTTCCTGATGTTGTTGCTGTTGCACCTGATGTTTGTACAGCAGAAACACTAAACCCTTCAAGATATATTCCCGTATCTTGACGGAAATATTTTGTATTGATAATTTTAATAATTTTAGATGTTAAATATTTTCTATATGCCCAACCTTTAACTGTCAAGTTAATTGAAGCATTAACAAATTTTGTATCACTTTCCCCCATATCATCAACAAATTCTGGATTAACACCATCCATTGTTACTTGTAAATCTCTTTCGATATTTAAAAATGAAAATTCCTTAACACGCAATTGCAATGAAGGATTAAAATAAGGAAGAATATTTTCAAGTATCTGTGCTAAATAATCTGTAGAATCTGTTTTAATATACAACGTAAAATTATAATCATATGGTGCTGGTTGATAATCACTAATAATAGAATCAACTTCAGAATCCGTTTCTGTAATCTCCAAAGATTCTTTAAACCAATTTCTCCATTGATTTACGCCAGTAGCTCTATCTGGATTGTAACCAATTCCATTTAAAACCAATGCCATTCTTGGTAACATAGGATAATATTTAAAATTATGTTGAACCCCATCAGCATCAACATAATGGTCTTCAATTCTATCATGATGATATTTTTCAACTGGCCCCCATGATATCGGAACTTTACGTTCAAAAATGGCATTATCACCCTTATCATATTTAACAACTTTCATGTCATTAAACATATTCAGGATGGCAACGCTAATTTGTTTCAACGTTCTTGGGTAGTAATACGTTAACATTTAAATTATTCCTCTTCGGTTTCTAAATCATCCAAAGAAAATTCATCTTCACCTTCGATTTCTTCAACATCACCCTTTACATCTTCAAGTTCATCTGGTTCCTCGTTAGAAGATTCATCTTTATATTCAGAAGCATCATATTCTTCTCCGTCAACTTTAACAGGATTTTTATCAAATCCCATAGATGCAAGTTTTCCTAAAGTCCAATTTTTTACAGCTTCTGTATCATATTTATCTTCTTTATCTTCAAGTTCTAATACAACATCAGCATATACATCTGAATATTCATATGTATCATTAACTGCATCAACTGACTCACCATCGAGCTTAACAATTTTTACAATTCCAAGATGTGTATCACCATCATGAATCATGAATGATGTATTTTCTTCTGCGTTATATTCTTCACCAACTGGAACTAATGAATAATTTTCAAAAAGATAATTTTCATTAATATAACTACCCAATTGAGAAAGAATAGACTGTTCTCCTAAGATTCCCATTTGTAAACCTCCTATTATTTTTCTTCTTGCTCTTTAGTAATAAATTCTTTTTCTTTTAAAAATTCAGAAAAAATCATTACATTTTTTCTTCTTGTTCTTCTTCACCTTCTTCTGAATCCATTTCTTCTTCATCAACATTAAGTATATCAAAAAGAACTTTGTACACTTCATTTTCAAACTCTTCTTTTTCCATCTCAAATTCTTCAGCTTTTGCTGTAATTGTTTCAACAGTTACAGGTTCACCTTCTGTAAAGATGGCAACAATTTTCGCTTTTACGTCTTCATCTTCTTGATTCATTGCTTCTTCTTCTTTTTCTTTTAAAAATTCATTGAAATTCATAGATTTCTCCTTACGTTAAGATTTATAACTAATTATATTTAAAACTGTTCAGTTTCATCATTAAATACCACATCAACATCAGAAATTACTGTATCACATGCATCTAATAATGCTTTATTATAAATATTCAATGCTATTTGTGCAGGATTCTTCTTGTACGTCTCATAGGACGTGTCTGAATCCAGTTTAATCTGTCCAGTGACCGAAAGGGTGTCATCATATAAAACACTTACAACGTCCTCTAACGTGCCTATATCACCCTCTATTACTCCTGACAAATTTTCTTTTAATTTATATTCTTCACCTTCTGGAATGTCGATGTCATTTCTTGCAACATCAAATCCAAAATTATACCACTTATAATCATCTTCTTTTAGATAATTTTCTAATTCATTTAGTATTGTCATAATAAATTCTCTTCTAATATTTTGTTTATATTATTATAATCCGTTCTTCAAAACTTATAGAAACTTAGCAAGCTAAATTTCATGTTTGATTCCTAATTCAACAAGGTTGCCTTGATAAATCAAGGTCTTATATCCTCTCCAAAGGCTTTAATTTCCATAGAACTTACGGTATTTTTATGTTAATATTTATAATTTTATTATAATTTGGTTTTCATTATTAATAAAACTATGTTAATTTTCTTCACTTTTCTTTAACTTTTTAACCAATAGTTTTTACCCATATTAAATACTCCTATATTAAAAATTAATCATATAAAAATATTTATATATTTTCTAAACAAAACCCGAAAGCGTTTTGTCCTCACCCAATAAACATGTCTGGCGGGGCCGATTCTTCGTAAATTCTATTGTACCATTTTTCTGCATCTTCCCTACCTTCAGAAACTAATGCATCACCATTAATTGTAATACCATCAGGTAAAGTAGCTCCATATTTTCTTATATGTAATCCTAATAATTCTTTACATCGAGCAATAGCCAACTTTTTAACCAATCTATGATTATATAGATATTCAGCTTCTGTTCTTTTATATAAAGCAATCATTCCAACACCACATTGTTTCGGTGGAGGAATGATTTGTAATATTTCACGTTCTTTATGCCACTTTGCTGTATGTTGTTTTCCAAACATAACCTTAACCTGTTCAACATACTGCATTGCAATTTGATACTCTGTAATAACCAATCCAGTATTTTGTGAAGAACGTGACCCCGGCCCTCCCGGATAATTACCTTTATTTACCCATTGGTCATAAAGCAAAATATGCTCTGGACTGAATAATACATTGATACCGTATAAATCCATTGCTAAATCCAAATCATAAATTGCTTCTATATTGTGACCTGACAAACTATATTCTGAAACACCCGCTGAAACAAGAATACTCGTATAATGTAAATAATTACCTTCAGAAGAATTTAATTCTTGAAAATCCTGAATTGCATTATCGATAATCATATCAACTTGACCATCAAGAGTAGTATCTAATTCCACTTGCATTACTGGATAACCAAGCATATGCAAAATGTAACTTTTTAATTCTTGTTTAGATGTTATTCTTGCCATTTTTTATTATTCCTTCTTTGAAAGAATTTGCTTTTTACGTGTCTTTTTTATTTTCTTTCCGGCTAAAGGCTTTACAGGTTCTACCTTTTCCTGTTCTTTTTCTTGTTTAGTCTTAGGAAAATTTTGATAATCCTGTGCATAATTTGGTTTACTAACTGCTGCCTGTGTGTGTTGTTCAACCGATTCATTGTTTACATCATTAACAGGAGCGTCCACAATAACAACTTGTTTTAATTCTTTGAATTGTGGGATGTCATTAGGAACCTTATATGGTTTGTGGTCAAACGGGATTGTTATTACACCTTCACCATCCACACCCTTATAATTAAAAGAAAAATCATAACCAATAACATTTGCTACTAACATATTAACCTCCAAACTTAAAATTCATTTCTCTCTTATATTTATACTTCTAATAAAAAAGGGTGAGTGAATTATTTTTCACCCACCCTTTCTATATTCTGAATGTTAATTCAATCTAACTAAAGCTTACGCACCAGCAATAATTTGATTAACATTATAGAAGCTAAGAAGTCTGTAATAACGACCTGAACCAAGTAAACTATCTGTGATAGCATATCTTGACATAACGCCAATTCTTGGTGAGAAGTCATGTGGACTAATAGCTCTATTTTGAAGACCCATAATATATGGACTAAAGATGATACCCGCATCAGAGATACCCGAACCTTTATATCCAACAAGTGCATAATCTGCTCTTGCGTATTGGTCTCTATAAACTTCAATTGAACCATTAAGTTTTCCAATTGCAGCCATAACTGTAGTTGGGTTAACTTTAGAATCATATTGTACAAATTGATGACCTGCTGCTTGTAAACAAGATGCGATTGCAGGAGACACAATTGCGAAATTACCCGGTCCGCGTCTTGTGCTGATAGCAATTTGGTTTGCTTGGTGAATAATAGATGCAACAATATTCGTATATTTTTCACCACTCCATCTACCGTCAATATCTCCACCTGTTGCACAGTTGATAGATGTAATAGATGCACCACCGTTAGCAACGTTAACAGATGCTATTTTCATTCTGTAAAGAAGTTGTCTGTCAAGTTCTGCTGTGATTTCATATTGCAATACATTTACCATTTCTCTTTCGATTTCAACACCATGCATAGCTTTGATGTCTTGTGCTGCTTCAAGTGAGAAAGATGTTGCGATTTTTCTTGTTTCTGCTTCAATAGCTGTTCTGTCAATTCTAAGTCCAATTTGTCTCCATTCTGAATCTGAAGCTGAACATGGATGACATCCTTCAAAAATTTGAAGTGCTTCACCTGCTGATGTTGCAAGACCAGTACCAGAAGTATCATAGATACCTGCAACCGTTGCTGACAATGCACCAGTACCAAAAAGTTGTGCGAGGTCGGCAGATGTACCCGGTGAACCTGTGTAACCACCGTAGTAGTCAGGGCCGTCCCATGCAGCTTCGTCGCCTGTACCTGCTTTCGCATATGTAAATCTCAATGCATATGAAAGACCAACAGGTGTATTCATTGCTTGTACACCAACAGTTTTGTTAGCGAACAAATCAGGGAAAGTTCTTCTCATAAGCGCAAGTGCTACTGGACGGAATCTCCAGTTGTAGTTTGAAGCGTCAAGGTTAGTTGTATTAACTATACCATCTGCTGCTTCAGTAAACAACTCACGACCATTCATGTCTTTAGTTTCTTGGTTCTCAAGAAGTTGCGCTAAATTTTCTTTAACATATGGGTCTATAATGTTCTTAATGCTCATTGGGCCAGAACATTCTTCCCATTTTCTTATAAGTTCTCTTTTAGAATTCATATTAATGTTTCCTCCTATATATTTAAAAGATTTTTTCTTTTTAATCTAATTTAACAGTATTTATATATTTTCCTAGAAAATATACGAATTTGCTAATTCTACCATTGACAATTCGTTAACATCTTCATTAATATCTTCGTCTTTAACAACCTTTTTCTTAGGTTCTTCAAGACATTCACTTTCTGTTATCACTTTGTTAACACTTTTCTTTTTTGTGATTTTATTTTCTTCAAGCACTTTCTTTTTCTTAATATCTTTCTTAACACCTTCTTTAAGTACTGTAATAAAATCATTAATCTTACTATCTACTTCTTCAAACTTTCTGTCTTTAAATGTTTTAACAACATGTTCTTTTTCAGTTTTAGTAAGACCTGCTGTTTTTTCAGAAATCAAAAGAAAAACTCCCGCTTTTTCTAATCTTTCTTCATATTCCATATTCTTAGCGATTGATTCTGTTAATTCTTTTTCTTTCTTTTCTTTTTCTTTCTTAAGTTCCTTAATTGCTTTTTCTCCAGTTGAATCAAATTCAACATGATGTTTAGCAAATGCTTCCTTAAGATTGTTTACAAGTGGAAGTAATGTTTCATTAATAGCAACCTTTTCAAGCATTTCATCTGAAATTTGTTCGTTGATTGTACTTTCAAGAAATGAATCCAATCTTGAAACAATCTTAGTTTCCAAATTAACAAGTTTACCATCATAAGATTCTACTAATTCCGCTTTTTCTTTTTCTAATCTTTTTGCAACTTCTTTGTTACAAAATTCTTCAGAAAGAGAAGTGTATTCTTTTTTTATTTCCTCTTCTCTAAGAGCAACTTGTTCATTAACCTTTTTTGATACACGGTCAGTAATCATTTGCTCAATTGCACCCTCAAAAACTTTTAAGTCTTCAGGAGTAAGAAGTTCTCTTATTTTTTGAGTAATCTTTTTTGACATATTAAATTTCCTCCTAATATTTATTTACATAAGTATTTATAATTTGTATATTTAAATTTCATAACTTTTTTTAAATAACATTATTTTTTATTTTTTCAATAAATTCATTTAAATATTGTAAAGTGTGTATTGACATGTCTTTACGAGTATATTTATTAAATTTTTCATTAACTTTTTTTTGTAAATTTTCTACAGCTTTTTCTACAATTTCTCCATCTTTACCGATAATAAATTCTTTATTTTCGAGAACACCTTCTACAAATGCAGATGGTGCAGATGGGTCTGCAACAATATCAATAGTAATAAGATTATAATCATCTTTTACAAATTCACCATCAAGAGAACCAACACCACGTGTTGACATTCCAACAACAACACCCTCATCAACTAACGTTTTAGCAATTCTACCCATAGGTGTATCTATAAGTCTTGCACATCCATAACCAACATTATCTTTCATTTCCAATTCAGTAATGATATGCGAAACTCTATCCAAATTCACTGTTGGGTCAGGTGGATGGTCAAGTTCACCAAGTGAACGATTATTTTTAATCTTTACATCATAGAATTTTTTAACTTCACGAAGTAACGTTTCTTTCATATATTTACGACCATTTTTATTCATCACATCAGCTTCAAGAAATGGTCCTTTTAAAAAATAATGTTTCTTTTTTTCTCCGTCAACTTCAATGTCTTCTTTTATTACGTCAATATCTTTAAAATCAACAATCTCACAAAGCAGTTTCATTGACAGCCCCCATTATTTTGAATCTGTAGTAATTGTCATTACTTCATCCATTTGTTCTCTTGTAATGCCATTTAAATTAGCTAAAACATCAACTTTCTTGTCATCAATTTTAGATTTAATAATTGTTGCTGCTTTATTTTCAATGTGTTGTTTCAAGTCAGCCCAATCTCCATCCAATACTGTTTTTATAACTGATTTCATAATTTCCTCCTTATAGAAATACACTTTATATTATTATTTATACATTTTCTTATTACTATTTGTAAATTACATTAAACTACTATCGCACCTGATGCGATATACAATGACTTATCCGTTGCATTTGAACCACCCATAGGCCATCCAAGTTTCTTAACTCTAAGTTCATCAGAACTATTTACATAAGAAATCGTAACATTGCTACCCTCTGCTTGTATTTCTACAATAGTTACTACTTCACCGTCTAATATTGCTGAAACTGCCATATTTATTTCTCCTTCTTTTTTCTCTTTTCGTAAATTATTCGTTTATCCATTTCAATAAATTCATTTAAGATTTTATTATCTTTATTTTTATTTATTTTAAAACTTTCTTCAGCACCAACTGAAAATTCTCCTGCTGGTGTAGCACCAGCCCCACCTTGAAATCCACCAACCTCAGTTTCTGCTCCTCCCGCTTCTTCGGCTCCAAATTCTTCCCCACCTGCTTCAGTTTCTCCACCAAATCCAGTTTCTCCACCCGCTTCAGTACCAAATTCTTCTTCTCCAGATTCACCACCAAATCCAGCAGATTCACGAGCTTGTTGTGCTAATTTCTTTTCATTTTCCAATAATTCTTTATTCTTATTATATTCTTCATCAGTCATCATAAACCAATTACGTAATACAAACTCTTGAGAGAAATATCCATTTTCATTCTCTTCTGGTTTGTAAATATATGATTCAATAGAACCAAGCAATGCAAAACGAGATTCCAACAATTCCAAATCTTTATATTCTTTATATTCATTTTGTTCAGTAAAGATTACATTATAAAGAGAGTAATCTATGTATCTTTTATCAACAACATCTTTAATTCTTAATAATGTGATGAATGTATCAAGAAGTAATGGTTTAAATTTCTTTTGAAGTCTACGAACAAAATTTGAAAATTGAATTTCTTCTCTCGTAATTTCTCCAGACTTTCCTTGACTGTACAATTGAGAACCCGCATCTGTAACATCTTTCCATCTTGAAGATGGAAGTTTAAGTGTTTTATATAATTTCTTTAAGAAATATTCAACATCTTGCATTTCACCAAGATTTTGTCCAGCACCTAAAGTGTCAACTGTTGTTCCTTCACCATCTGCATTTTTTGGAAACCAAAAATCTTCTACCATAGCTTGAATATTTCCTGCGCTATCCATTGCACCTGTTGATGAATCGTATTTGATTCTTTTTCTATAACGTTGCATCACACCACGCAAATATTCATCTGCTCTTGTCTTAGACATTCTACCAACATTGATGTTCCATATTCTTCTTTCCGGTGCTCTTACCAATCTGTAAATAACAACAGCATCTTCAAGATTCTTTAATTGATTATACGTTCTAATTGACGCATCAAGAAATCCTCTGATGTCATATCTGTTTCTACCCATATCACCGTAGTTGATATAAACAATTTGGTCTTTATCAAAATAAATATTACTATTTTCACCTGTCGGGCCTGTTGGTGTTCCATAAGATGAACCTGCATCAACATTAATCGGTTTTACTGATTGAACATATCCAACAATATTGTTATCTTCATAAACGGGAATCATAGTGTGTGCGGGTAAAATTTTGAACCCTATAATATCATCACCTTCATTATTAAGAATGAGTTCAACATATAATTCACCATCAACTAACCATTTTCTAAATAAATCCCATGCCATATCACTAAAACTAAAAACTTCATCCAACATATATTCCCATTGTTTTTTAATTTCATCCTCAATATGTGAAGGTAGTTCTTCTTTAATGTCAAGTTCAATCATAACCCCGTTTGATGATTCTGTCATAGCATCATCACATATATTATCAAGAGCATCTGATATTTCAGGATATCTCGCCATCTCACGGTATGTTGCAATTCGTTGTGCTTTATTGCCAAAGTATTGGTCAAACTGAATATTAATAGAAGTCATACCATGAATTCCATAACCACCATGATTAGAATTATAATAATTAGAACCCGTTGGTGTAGTTAATCCCAAATCAAATTGTTCTTGAGAAAAACCCTGACTATTTTGCACTGCTTCTCTTTGTCTAAGGTCTTCAGACATTCTGCCAACCTTAAAAAATTTAGCATATTTATTTAAATCAAAAAAATCTCCAATACTCATTATATTCTCCTAATTAACCAAGTAAAGTATCTAAATAATCAATCACTAAACTTTCATTTTTCTTTTTCTTTTTTCTTTTCATCATACCAATCTTAGGAGCATAATTACCTCGACCACCCGGAATAGATATATCTCCGGCTGTAGATGTGGTAATAGCAGCATCAGCTTCTTCTTGAACTCCCATAATATTATTAATATTTTCTTGATATTTATCTCTTTCTTGAGTTAGTTTTGTGATTGCTTCAGTGTGTTTGTCTATTTCTTCTTGCACTTTCGATTTCTTCATTCTAAGATTTTCGACTTGTGCTTCTAATTGTTCCATATCTGCCATTATTATATCTCCTTATTTTTTTTGAGATTGTCTTTACATACATCTTCGATTGTATCCATAAGGTTTTCGAACAGAGAATTTCTTTCATCGTCTCCTGCATCATTTGTTAAATCTAAAAACGCATTTACGAATTCTTTTGAATTAACAATATTCTCTTTGAAAGTTTCAATCTTTTCTTCCACTTTTCCAAAACCATCTAAATAATCTTTATAAGACATCGCTCTCTCCTTTATTTTGTATATCTTCAATTAAAAGTGTTTGTAACACTCCATGAAAATCATCTCTGTTGTATTTCTCAGCGAGTTTTTGAATATCCTTTTTAATTCTGATAATCTCTGCTCTCTGACCAATGCTTCCTTTTACTACAATTTTATTATAGAAATCATTTGACAATGTTGAGAGATATAAAAAACTATTTAGATTAATTAGTTTACTACCAAGTAATCTTTTTAACTTAAATACCAATTTATCCAACACTGTCAACGCATGTCTTTCAGCTTCTGTTTCTGGTTCTTTTATTACTCTACCTGCATTATTAACTAATCCAAGAGAGTATGTCTTGGTACGAGTAATCGGTGTAACCAATTTTTTAATTAATATATAAGAAATAATATTGTCAATATTTTCTCTTTGATTATTCATTGTTTACAAAACTCCATTTATTTAATTTTTTCTGCATAATCAAAAAAATTGGATGCATTTGTTTTTATTAATTTATTTTTTGATTTATGCAATTTAAATGCATTCTTAATTTGTAAATTTCCGTGATGTGCAATATGAGTACCCATATCTATCAAATCTAATTTTTGCATATCAGACATTTCAGCATTCAATAATTTACCCGCAACTGCCCATGCACCATATTCACCAAATTTAACTGCATCCAACAATGACATATCAATTTCTTCATCATCATAAACTTCATCATCCAATTCATAGTATGCTAAATCTTTTAACCACCCAATTTCAATTTTATCATTTAAAACATCATATAATATCTCACCAACACTATCTTCATCTGGTTCTATATCGTTTAATTGATTTCCATCAATTGAAAATATCCATATATTTTCTTCTCCAACTTTAATTTTTTTCGGATAATCATGTCCTATCATATTAGCACCCAATCCATAAATATATGCATATTTTATATTTGGAGTTATATACACCTTTCCCTCCATAGGACGCAATAAACCACGTCTTAATGTTAAATCTGGAACAGATATACCATTTTTTAATATACCCTCTGCTGATTTATCTGTTGATGTTCCATGATAATATATTTTTGACAAATCAGCATCTCTCGGTTTTGCCATTTCTAATATATTTTCTAATTCATTTAAAATTGACATATCATAAATTCCTTATTTTCTAAATCCACCAAACAATTCTTCAAACCCCGGTGGTAAATCTGTTTTTGGCATCATATCATCAACACATTTCCGTTCTAAAAAACTTATAGAAATTTAGCATAAGCTAAAATCCTTGTTTTCTTCCTGCTTCAAAGAAACTGCCTCACCAAAACACAAGTCTTGAT